CATCCATAATTCTTTCTGAGTAGCCACCTGCGCCACCGCTTTCTCCGTGTCCAGAAGCTCCGCCTCCGCCACCAACTAATTTAACTCTAATATATCTAACGCCACTTGGTCTGTTCCATGTGCCGTTTCCTGTAAATACTTGAATTCCTGAAAACCCTTCATATCTATATTCTAGTGCATTACCTGCTGAGTTTGTTGATAGAATGGTATTTACTGCACCAACACTTGTTAATCCTGTACCACCTGCGCCAACTGGCACTGTACCAGTAACAACACTGCCACCTAGTGCAACTGCACCGTCTGCTAATTTGTTTGCGTCTACTGCTCCACTTGCTATTTCATCTGCGGCAACACTTCCTGCTACAATTTTTGTACCTGTAATAGTTGCATCAATGAACGATTCGCCTGTGTAACCTTTTAGTATTTGATAATTAAATGCCATTTTTAATAGAACTCCGTTACAATGATTAACCCGGGTCTGCCGTCAGCACCTCTATGTCCACTAAAGTATCCTGATGTACCACCTGTACCTGGAGATGAGTGTCCTTGGTGATTGTGAGCAAAGTGTCCACCTTGTGGATGTCCTGATGGTCCAGGGCCGCCAAAGAAACTTGCGCCACCCATTCCCGCTGAACGTTGCTCGTGACTTCCACCGCAGCCGCCGTATATGTTTAAGTCGCCACCGCTTCCAACTCCTGCAAGGCCACCGTTGTGTTGATTATGTCTGTTTGCTCCATGGCCGCCTGACGCACTAAGATATGGGCCAAAACTTGATCCGTTACCATTGCCTCCAGCATTGGAGTAGTATGTACCACCGCCTCCACCAGCAATAGTACAAGTTACTGAACTAATTCCAGTTACATCTAAAATTCTTTCTGAGTATCCGCCAGCTGCACCACTTTCTCCGTGGCCTGAACCACCGCCGCCACCACCTTGTACTTGCACCATAATGTATCTAACGCCAGTTGGTCTGCTCCAAGTACCTGTACTTGTATAAACACTCATTCCTCTAATACCTGTTGCTGCAAAAGTTAAAGCGTTGTTAGCTGAGTTTGTTGTAAGTGCTTGATATGCGCCTCCAGCTGCTGTGTTACTTGTTCCACCTTTAGCAAAAGGTAATGTACCTGTTACTGTACTAGATCCAAGATTAACAGCACTAGCTGCCATTTTAGTTGCTGTTACTGAACCGTTTGCTAATTTAGCATTGGTTACTGAGTTTGTTCCTAAATCTGCGGCAGCAACAGTTGCCCCATCTAAGGATGTATTAGTGAGTCTCTTTAATGTCTGATAGTTAAACGCCATATTCTATACTCTCCTTAGTAATAATTCGTTACAATAATCAATCCAGGTCTTCCATCTGAACCTCTGTGTCCGTGGAAGTGTGATCCTGCACCACCTGTACCTGGAGTACAGTGGTTTTGGTGATTATGAGCAAAGTGTCCGCCTTGCGGGTGATTTCCCGGTGCGCCTCCGCCAAAATATGTATTTGCTGTACTTTGGGCACTATAAGCGTGATGACTAAATCCGCCACCTTGGTGAATATTTAAGTTACCACCTGAGCCGTTACCACTAACACCACCCGAGTGTTGATTTTGTCTATTTGCTCCATGGCCTGCACTTGCGCTTAAATATGGACCAAAACTTGAAGCGTTTCCGTTACCACCTGCACCTGAATAATATGTGCCACCGCCGCCACCGCCAATAGTAACTGTTACTGAACCAATTCCGGTTACGTCGATATACTTTTCAGAATATCCACCTGCGCCGCCACCTTCGCCGTGGCCACCGCCACCGCCTCCAGCACCTTGTACTTGTACTCTAATATATCTAACGCCAGTTGGTCTGTTCCACGTTGTAGTACCAGTATAAACATTCATACTTGCAACACCGTGTAAGTCAGTTGTTAACGCAGAACCATTACTTCTAAGTGCTCTATAACCACCACTGCCACTTGTAAGTGCTGTTCCGCCTCTAGCTACTGCTAATGCGCCTGTAACTTTAGCAGAACCAAGATTAACGGAGCCTGATGCCATCTCATCTGAGCCAACAGCACCTGTAGCAATACTTGTGTCTGTTACAGTTGTGTTTGCTAAGTCGACTGAGCCTAAAGTCCCGTCTACAATAGCAGCACCTGTGACTTTCTTTAAAGTTTGATAATCAAACGCCATTTCTTGTTAACTCCTATTAAATTACTGCCATCAACCAACCGCTGGCTGCATCAGTGTATTCCAATGTAAATGATGCGCCACTAGTACTAACAGTCATATTGTCTGTTGTGCGCATAATCTTGTTGCCGTTGTTTGCTACTGTTAAATTGTTAGTACCAAAAGTTCCTGAATAATCTTGAAACTTTACTGTATCACCTTCAACTGGACTTGCTGGTAAAGTAATTGTAACCGGCCCTCCAGCTGAATTAACAATATAGAACGTATTCGATACTGCCGCTAGTGATGTAGTTGTAACAACTCTTGGTAACTCTCCTACCACATGCCACTGAGCAGCATTATAAATTTCTAAAATATTTTTAGATGTATTATAATACAAAACTCCACCATTTGCACTAGCAGGACGAACAGCGGTTGTTCCACTCAGCAATTGTGGCTGATCGTTAATTCCACTTCCTACAATTCTTCCCATAATTACTCTCCTTAAGCTGTTGAGGTTTCAATACCCATGCATACTGCTGATACGTTGACTGCATTTGATCTTACAACAACTATCTTTCCTGCATCTAGTACTATACCTGTTCTTTCTACAACACCGTTTGCAGAAATTTGTGAATCAAATTCTAAATAATCCGCATCGTTTGGTGTACCGGATGAGCTTACTGCTATCCTTACTTGGGCAGCACTTCCACCTCTGTTACACAAACTTACTGAAACTACACTAAAAGTATCAGCGGGCGTTGTGTATACACTGGTATCTGTAGCTGCTGCTAAATCTGCTACGCCTAATATTCCTGTTGCCATTTTATTTTATCTCCGTTTTTATCTATTTCTAGTTTAAGAAGTAATGCCATGCAATTGGCAAACCTCTGACTCCACCTTTGAAATTCATGTTAGCATTAACAAGAATCGCTGCTTGTGTAGTTGTAGTTATCTGTGTTCCAGCAATATATATTGAACCTGCTGTAACACTATTTACATTAAGCGATGCACCACCGCCACCAATTTGTGAACTAATGTAAGCCTTAATGGCTCGCTGTGTCGGTACAACACTGTCACTATCTGCTGTGAAGAATGGGTCTGTACTAAATTCTTCAATTGAAGCAGATCCTCCACCTAGTGTAACTTCACCAAGTGATAGTTCTTGTAGTCCTGCAATGTTAAACGCATCAGCATTCAATGTTGCAACACCAGTTGACTGTTCAACTGCAAACAATCCACCAACTCTAAAGTTACCATCTTGGTCAGTTGCAGTGTAGAATACTCTACCGCCGTTGCTTTGTCTGGTTTCGTTAGCTTGAATTGGATCTTGTAGTGGAAGTCCTGGATAATTGGTTTCAGTAAAGTTACCTGTACCAATGTCTAGGAAGTCGTGTCCTGTTAAGCGCACCTGTGAGTACTTAATTCTAGTTGTTACACTAGTTCCGTGTGCCGGAACATTAATTAATTTCATCTGTGGACTAACTTGTAAGAAACATGTAAATGCTCCTGGATTTGTTCCAAGCTGTGTAATAATATTAACCAATTTGAATGTTTCATTTGGTAAATGTCCAAACACAACGTTTGAGCCTGTTACAGGAAGGTTTGAAAGTTGTCTTACAGCAATATACGAACCGCTTTGGAAGAAGTCTGCATATCCATCACCACCTGTTAAGTCTGCGGATGATGAAACATAACCTGTTCCTCTACTTGAGAACGTTGGGTTAGCTAACACACCGTTACCAATTCTAACAATAAATGGTGCTGCATAAATTTCACTTGGGTCAACAATAGTCATTGTTGGAACGCTATCGTATCCTGCGCCCGGCTCAATAATTTTGACTGAGTAAATTTTATTTTGTGCAACATATGAACGTGCTCTTGCTCTTACACCAAGTCTTGATCTAGAAGCAATAGTTCCTGCTACCACTGGAATTGTTACCCAGTAACCTTTTCTTTCGCTTACACCGTATGCTACTGCTTTATAACCTTCACCAATTTGGTCTCCTGATACACCTTCTAGTGATCTCCAAGTCCAGTTAAAGCCATCTTGTGATGTAGCTACTTCATTAAAGCCGTCTAAGCCATCTAAGTATGCTGTAGCAACAAACAATCCTTCACCGTAGTTAACTTTTTGTAAGCCTGATACTGCTGTTGAATCTGGTGATCCCATTGGCATAGCTACCCAAGTTGCGCCGTCTATTGACATAGCACCTGTGTTGTTATCAGAAGCAACTGCTACAAAGTGTCCGTTACCAAATGCAACATCTGTCCATGCTCTTGAAGCTGGTAGCGTTGCAGCTACCCAAGTAACACCGTCATTTGAATATTCAGCAACTGTACTAGCTGGTTTAGTTGCAACAAATCTACCTGCACCGTAAGTAATTCTAGTATGCCCAGCATTATTAAGTGTACCTGTAAGATCCCAAGCAACTCCATCTAATGAAATAGCAACTGTTGTTGTACCTGCTGCAACTGCAATAAACTTGCCTTCACCGTAAGTAACATCTGACCATGCTTGACTTGATGGTAGTGCTGATTGTACCCAAGTAACACCATCATCGGAGTATGCTGCTATTGCTGATCCTGTAGCTACTGCAACAAATCTACTTTGTAATGCTACTGTTGATCCATCATCAATAAGTCCGTGTGCTAACGATGTCCAGTTAGCGTTTGGCATTACGTTTGCAACCCATGTATTACCATCAGTGCTGTATGCTCCTGCGTTTGCACTCGATTTAACTGCAACCCATACACCTTCTTGTGCATGTCCTACAGTTTCAATATCTAAAATTGTTCCTGATGCACTAATTGCTGTTACTGTTATTGTAATATCGTTAGCTGTACTTGCGCCGCCTACTGCTGTACCAGCAATAGTAAATGTATTAAGTCGAGTATAAGTTGTACCACCACTTACTATAGTTGTGACATACTTTCCACCGTTCTTAATAACTTGGAAACTTGCTCCTGAACCACCACTGTTATTGTATGTTGCTGATGGTAGGTAAACTCCAGTACGTTTTCCGTGTATTGTATCTACCCATGTACCACTTGTTGGTAATGCACCTGTTGCTTGTGAACTATCAGTTGGAGCAGTAAACGAAATTGTTGGCTCAACTGTGTAAGTTGTTGAAGCATCTGGTGTTACAATTGTTGTACCTGCTACAATATGATCCCAACCTGCTACGCTTGTTGACTCTCTTTTAACAGCAGCAATCTTAGTACCTGAGTTGTATGCAGTAACAATACCAAATTGTCCTACACCAGCTCCGCCAGTAATGTTAACTCGCATGCCAATGTAAGCTGAACTAATCTCTGCATCAGTTGCAGCCAGTGTTATTGATGTTGAACTACCAGCCTGTGCAGTGTTGGAGTTAGTAATATAACCAAATCCACCAAAGTTTCCATCTGCTTCAGCAGCTTTGGAACTATCGTCTACATTATCTTGTAAGAAGATTTGATGTACGCCACCAGTTCTAAACTCGTCTGCTACTGCTGTAGCACCTGTTCCTGCTCCTGACATTAACCATGTAGCATTTGTGTACTCGTTACCAGCATTATCAAATTCAAATGCATATACTTGTACAGCACCATCTGTTTGCACAGTTCCAACTGTTGCTTCAAACTGGAATTTGTTATCAACAATAGCAGTGTTTGGAATTTCAGTTGAATCAAAGCCTTCAGCAACTGAACCAAAGTCACCATACGAGTTGTTACCGTTTGTGCCTCTAATTCTACCACCGTTTTCTGCTAGATAACCAATGTGTGAGTAGTATGTAAACACTGACACAAGTTCTGCTCTACCGTTATTAGTAATCCATGCACCAATACCGTCGGATATAACTTGTGTAAAGTCGTTACTAACAATTGAATCGTTACCACCGTTGTGCAATGCACCGTCAATCTTTTGACCAACTGCGCCTGAGCCAAAGGTAGCTACGTTTTGAATATAAGGTGAACGTTCAATAATCCATGTTGAGAAATCATCTGGACCATAACCCGGATCAAGTGATACATACGCTCCACCGGATACTCTTGAAGTTCCTTGTGCGTTTGTACCAAGCAATTCACCTGCCATGTTAGCAAGAGTTTGGTTTCTAACACCAGTACCGTTTCTTACATAGTAAAAGTCTTCGCCGTCTCTTGTACCGTGTACAGCATTACCGTAGTATCTTGCTGCTTGTAATGATTTATAGTTTCCGTGATATTGTAAATCGTATTTGATTGCATCAAGGATTCTATTAACATCTCTTTCACACTGCGTTGAGCTGTAATCAAGGGCAACTGTCATTGACCCTGTTGCATCTAATACTGCCATTGCTGTAGTATTATTTTTATTTTTAGCAACTGTAAACTTTGTGCTTGAAATAATTTTGTTTACATAATATGTAGTGCTTAATGCAAAGCCATCACCGCCAACAACACTTGGTTCGCTTAATAGTGTTCCTGAAACTTTAACAGCAGTTCCTGGACGTAACCAACTAGTATCACTAATTGTAATACTATCATCTGATGATGTAGTTGCAGTAACAGTATCTGTGTACGTTGCTACAATATATGCTGTAGATTCTGCAACAATAAAGTTTCTGTTTCTTTCAATCTGTAGTATTGCATGATGTGCATTTCTTGCTTCAGTTACACACGGTGATCCTTCGTTCGAACCACTGTAAACAATATCATCTAAGTCTTGCATTAATGTATTGATACGTGCAATTGCTGTTGCATCGCCACCTACGTTTGCAATAGCTTGTGTTCTTACATACTCAAAAGCAGTTCTTGTAGTTGCTTTTTGATCTAAGTCGTAAACATCTTTAGCTGTTGCTCTTAAGTAAGATAATCCAGCTCGTAATGTTTGCTCGTTACTGTTTGTAGCAAAGTCAAACATAACTGCTTCAGTAATTAATCTAACATCACGTAAACATTTAATTTGGTTGTAAAGAACTTTCTTAGTTACACCGTCTGTTTTTGTAGCACTTGGGTAAACAACATCTGCTCCGCTTGGAGAGTTACAACTAAACACAATATTTGCTAGTGTGTAAGTATCGTTTACATCTAATCCGTGTGCTGTATTAACAGTAATGTCCATTACACCGCTGGTGTTGTTATAGGTTACTGCTGTGATGTTTAACACAGTCCCGTCAGCTTTAGTAACATTTCCGCCACTTACATATGTATGAGCATAAGCACTAGTACCAACGTAAGTTGTAATTCTTACTGTTGATGGTACTGTGTCAACTTCAAACAATGTGTGATAGTTTGTTGGGTTTAAGTGATTGATAACTCCGGTTACAACGGCTTCTTGCGCTGCGTCTAAGGTCTCTGCAGCGGTGATCAATGCTGATGTACTGTTTACACCGTTTGCTAGTGTTGGGAAGTCAGCTGTATCACCAATAAATGTTAAGCCAGTTCCATTATCTGCGGTTTTAGTTGAGCCACCAAATGTTGCTGATAACGTAAACGTATCTGCATCAGGCGCTGTTTTAACCCAGTATCTGTCACCTTTAAACAATCGATTAGTTGCACCATAATTTGTTCTAGGAACAAATGTATCTCCAACTTGTAATCCGTGTCCTACTGCTGTAAGCACATTACTAGCAACTGCTGTAACTGTAACTTTTGGTTGATTGTTAATATTGTCAATTACTGCTGTAATAATATCAATACCGTTACCAATGTGTGTTGAAGCAGCAGCCGATCCAGCTGTACCTCTGTACTGTGGATGTACTGATTGTAGTGCTGTAACTGTAGTATTAGTTGCAACATCTTGCATCAATGTTTTTAATTTATTGTATGCTGCAATAGTTGCTGCCTTTTCACCGCTATCATTACCAAAGTCTCCTGCATAAACAGAGCTATTACCTTCGTAATATGCTAATGCAGCAATTCTTGATTGACTTAATCCGCCGTATGTTAAATCATAACAAAGAGAATCTACAATATAACCTGTATCTTGTCTACACTTTCTTTTGCTATATTTTACTGTTGGATAGTTAGCAGTAATAAATGCAATTAGCTCTTCTTTAAAGAACTGTTTGTTTTCTCTTAGGCGCTGTCTTGCAGAACCGTACCCTACTAAGTAAGATGCGTTGTATCCTGTAGGATCAGTACTGTTTCTTAATTCAAATTCACCAACTCTAAAGTCAATGTTTTTCTTCATTGTTCTTACAAGTTTCTCAACATGTGTTTCTTCAACTGTGTCAGCAAAAGGAACAGCTATGTCTTGACTGTAAGCATTTCCTGAAGTTTTAGTTACTGACGACCCTTTAATAACATCGCCTAGTACACCTTCAAGTCTGCTTAATGCACTCATAGTATAAAATGCATCTGTTTTATCTGTGATTGGCCCTGATGGTCCAACGTTAGTTGATCTAACTTCGTCGCCTAGTACAACAGTATTTTCTGGAACAATAATTGGCCCAATTTCTCTAAACTGGCCTGTCTTAATTTTGATACTATTCTGCGGAGAATATCTTGCAGGAATATTAGTTGCATTGCCTGCGGCAATTGCATCTGTAATAATTTTTAAGTTAGCTGTTAAAACTACACCTGTGCCTGCTTCAGCAATATTAGTTGCTTCTTTAAACTGTGTAACAACTGCTGTTGAGTTATCACCATTTGTTGTTTGGTAATTTACTGTTGGATCAGTTTGAGCAAGTACACTGTTAACTAGTGTTAGCATATATGCATATGCTTCTGCAGAGTTTTCTTTTTCTGTTGCTAAGTTTGAATAAGGACCTGAGTTATAAGGTGCTTCGTATAGAGCTCCAACAAATGCGTTTGCAGCACCTCTTGATCTCTTGTTACCACCGTGACACATGTCATATACAAGTGCGTCAAGTACTAATCCTACATCTCTTTCACAGCGATCATCTTCGTATGCAAATGCATTCCAAATACCAGAACCACCAGCATTGGCAATTTTGTATGTAATCCATTCTGTAACTTCACGTTGGATGAACGCTCTGTTCATTTCAAGTAAGCGTCTTGATTTTGGATTTCTTGGACCATTTAAAACTGCTTCACATGCGTATCTAACAGATGCCCAAGGTTTATCAATTGTTGCGCCGTGTACTGGGTAAGGAGCATTTGTTCCATGTTGTGCAACAAAGTAAACAAAATCATTAGAGCCCATTGAGCGCCATTCTGGATAGTCTGCACCAGCTTGTAATACTTGTCCTTCAATTCCAATTGGAAGTCTAGCAACACCAGCACCACCGTAATAAACAATATCACCTGCTGTTGTTAGTAGTGAAGTTTCACTACCTGTAATCATCTGATTCCAATATGTACCTGTGACATCAAGGTCTGGACGACTATTTGTTGCGCCACCACCTTGTGGTCCTATTGTTGAATCGCCATCGCCTTCTGATCTATGCTTGTTGATACAAACATAAGAGTTGTCACCGAACTTAACACAGTCACCGGTTTCGTACTCATAATCATCAGCCCATGTGCCAGCCCAATAAAAACCACTTGCTAATTTGCTCCAGTAGTTAGGCTCAATTGGATGTGCTGCTACACGAGCAGTCATTGTTCCTGTGCCTAATGTTGGAACAAACACTGCACCGCCGTGTGCAATTGAAATTGTAAATGTAGTTGCGTCATCTACTGATTTAATGTAGTATGTTGCGCCTTCATTTACATTACCGTAAGATGCTCCACTAAAGTAAATTGATTGTCCTACAACTATTCCTGTTGTTGAAGCAACCGTAAATTTATTTGTTGAGTTACTTGTGTTAGTAACTGTAAAGTCTGTGCTTAATGAATCTTGTAATGCAACATATGAGTTACCATTAACTGATACAATTTCACCAATTTTATAATCAGTTGCGTTTGACCAAGTATTCTTAAAGTCAAATCCTTCACTGAATAGATCCCAGTTTGTAGAATCTGTTGACGGATTTGTTGAACCACTATGATATAATTTTGCAACATATTGGTTACCACCGTACTTAACAACATCGCCTGGTTGATAAACTGTTGATCCGTTCCATGTGCTTTCGTATTCAAACCCTTCAATAAATTGATTCCAGTTTGCAGCATCTGTAGCAAATGTTGAAACATGTGATGTGTGCTGTGTAACACAAATATATGTGCCTGCACCTTGCTTAACTATATCATTAAGTTTATATCTTGTTCCAGTTGCCCATGCACCTTTGTATAAAAGTCCTTGGTTAAAAATATCCCAGTTTGACTGATTGGCTTCAAGTCCACTAGCGGCAGTACTAGCAGAAGTGTGTCCTGTGTTACAAACGTAAGTTGTTGCACCGTATCTAACAAGATCATTTATTTTATATCTTGTATTAACGGCCCAATCGCTTTTCCATTCAGTACCTTCGGCATATGCTGTCCAGTTACCAATACTGTCTTCAAGACCAAGTGCAAGAGTAGCAGCAGATGTATGCGGAGTAGTACAAATATAAATCTGTCCACCGTACTTAACTAAGTCGTTTGTTTTATAATAAGTTGAGACACCCCACGAACCTTTCCAGTCCTGACCGTCTGTCATTTGATTCCATCTAGACGGACTTACATTTAAGTCTGTATAAAAGTCTGCATCTGATGTATGCCCTATTGTAGATATATATGTTTTACCACCATATCTGATTACGTCATCTTTGTAGTAAGTTGTTGCTCCAGCCCAATCAGCCTTCCAAACAAATCTAATTCTACCTAATTTAAACTCTGCCATGTTTGTCTACTCCGTAGTGTTCCATTGTATTTACCATTAATTTGTCATCTTCATAAATTAGCATAATATTCATTAACCTCCTCTAATACCTTTATCTTCAAAGGATTTAAAGAACATTGCTTGTGCAAGATAACTTCCACCGATGCCCGCTTTCGGACCGCTAAGGTCAAACATTACGGGTATGTTTACTGCTAGACCGGCGGTGTTACTAATCTCTCCCGGGCCAACTCTTACTGTACCTGCAACAAAACTAGCTGTAAGCAAGTCTGCTCCACCAACGTTTAGTCTATTTTGCAAATATGCTTTAATTGCTCGTTGCGTAGGAATAATATTATTCGAATCTGCAATAAACAATGGGTCTGTACTAAATTCATTAATAACAGTACCAGTACCACCAACTCTAATTCCACCAAGTGCTAGTTCTGATAGACCAGCTAAGTCAAAGAAGTCAGCACTAATAGTAACAATTCCTGTTGCTTGTTCAACAGCAAATAGTTCACCAACTCTAAAGTTACCTGTTTGGTCTGTACTTGAATAAAACACCCTACCGCCGTTAAGTTCTTGTACTTCGTTTTCAGGATATGAAATATAATTCTGTGTGTACAAACTTGGATAGTTGGTGTTTGTAAAGTTACCTGTACCAATGTCTAGGAAGTCGTGGTTACTAATTCTGCACTGTGAATATCTAGTATTGATAGTTACAGTGTTGCCGTGTTCTGTTGACGGATCATCTTCAATTTTAAGTTCAGGACTTACTCTTAACCTTAAAGTAAATTCAGATCCTTCTTGGCTTTCTTGTTCAATTACAACAATTGTATAAAGTTCTGGATTGCCGTTTAATCTTAGCTGCGCACCTGGACCAATAACAACTGGCATTTCTGAAATAGTAATAAACTTGCCAACTGGTGTAATATCTGCAAAGCCATCACCTGTAAGTGTAACAGTAGTTGTACTAGTTTTATAAGCATTACCCCTGTTAACCCAACTTGGTTGTGCTAACACTCCGTCTCCGAATCTAGTCATATCAAGTACAAGTTCACCTGTGTTATTTGGATCAATTACTGTGTATCCAACAGGTGTGTTTACTGGATCATAGCCTGATCCTGGTTCCCAAATCTTAACTATGCCAATTGAGCCTGCTGCAACTTCTGCTCTACCTAGTATAGTTGCTCCTGTGTAAACTAGCTTATGATTAAATGTAACATCTCTGTTAACAACTACCCATCTACCTTTTCTGTTATCTAAGCCGTCTGCTGTACTTGCATCTGGATTACCAAATGCACAAGTTTCCCAGTTGCCTGCTGCTTCAAGATCTCTTGCAGTCCAATTAATTCCATCTGGTGATGTATAAACATATTCTACTGGTCCTGCTGTAGCATCTCCTGCTATAGCTCTTCCGGCTGTATCATAAAGTGCCATAAACACACCTTGGCCGTATTTAATATCATTCCATTGTAGTAGTGTTGAGCCATCTAGTAATGGCATTTGTGTACCAAGCCAATTTTGTCCATCAAGCGAGTAAGAAACAGCACCAGTATCGGCAATTGCTATATATCTGTTATTACCGTATGCAACCTGTTTCCAATCAAGTTGCGAACTGTCATCAACTGAATCCATAATATATGTGACCCAGGTAATAGTAGTTCCGTTCCATGTACCAATAGCAGCTAAGTTGTTACTTTTTGCAATTGCAACAAATTGTCCTTTACCATATGTAACACTTGTCCATTCATTAATAGTAGAGTCACCAGCTGCTGGAAAATTACATGCAGTCCACGATGCTCCGCCGTTACTTGAAAATGCTGCATTATTTCCTGCACTTGCAATTGCAACAAATATGTTGGATGTTTCGTTATCAAATGTTGGATTTCCGTATACAATATCGCTCCAATCAGTTGATGCTGGAAGTGTTACGTTAGTCCACACATCACCATTTGAACTGTATGAACCAATTGCGCTGCCGGTTTGTACTACTACAAATTTACCGTTGCCTGCTGCAATAGAAGACCACGAACCTACAGTAGGTAAGTTTGCAGTGTTCCATGTACTACCGTTTTCTGACCAGTTGATAGTAGATCCGGTATTTGCAACGGTAACAAATCTTCCACTTTTTCCAAAACCTGTGTATTCAAATGTAACAATTGAATTAGTACTATCTTCTGTTGTAGAGTGTACAGTAATTGTAATATTGTTTTCGTCTGCTGCTCCAATCGAACTACCTAAAATTGTTACTACATCACCTACCGCAAATCCTGCGCCACCGTTTCTAAGCTCTACTGTATAAGTTTTTCCTAGCTTAGTAATATCAAATGTTGCGTTTGCTGGCACAACTCCGGTAACAGTACCTGTACCTGTACCTGTTGAAACAAGGTTAGTGTATGTTGCTGAAGTTTCGCCGTATGTAATATCTGCCCATGTAGTACCAGCATCAAATGTTGCTGCTGCATGTGAAAATGGAGGTGCATCAAACACAACTCTTGGTTCAAATCTATACGATGTACCAGTAAGCAACTGTGTTAAAATAGGTGTTCCTGGAACAACGTGATCCCAACCAGCTGTTTGTGTTGATTCTTTATATACTGTAACTACTTTTGTAGTTGAGTTATATGCATGTACATAACCGTACTGTCCAGTACCAGGTCCTGATGTTAAAATAATTCTTAACCCTAGTAAGTTTGCTGCTTCATTGTCATCACTAGTAGCAATAGTAACAGTAAGTGCGTTACCTTCCTGTGCGTTGTTACCAATTAATGTAAATCCGCCACCACCTGCTGCTGCTGACGCATCACCTGTAACAATTCTAGCAGTATACATAGAATCATCTCTAAATTCTTCTTGTATAACTTTTGCTGAGTCACCTGAACCAATAAATGTATAGTCTGCATTTGTATAGTTTTGACCTGCGTGTCTAAATTCTAATGCTAAAATTTCATCATTTACTTCTCCAGCAAATGCTGCTGCAACTAATGCATTTTCAGTTCTGTTGTTTATTTTTGCTGTGATAGGTGTTTCTGTTGGATCGTTACCATCAGCTAGTGCGCCAATATAACCATATGAACAGTTACCGTTTGTTGCACGTATAATTCCACCGTTTTCTGCTAGATATCCAACTTGGTTATAATATGTAAACACTGACACAAGTTCTGCTCTACCATTGTTTAAAACGTGAGCACCAATACCATCACTTAAGATCTGTGTAAAGTCGTTGGACACAATTGATTTGTTTCCACCGGCATGTAGTGAGCCGTCAATTTTTTGACCAGTGCAGTTAGTACCAAATACTGATACACCTTGAATATAAGGTGAACGTGTCTTGATCCAAGCTGACTCGTCAGCTGTTCCCCATCCTGGTGCAAGTGATACATAGTTTGGTCCAATTGGTCTTTGATACTGTTCAAAAACGTTTGGTGGATTTAAAGTACCAGTTAATCCTTTTAATGAACACTGTCTAACACCAGTAGCATCTCTAACATAGAACATATCTACAAGTTCACTTCCGTTTATCATACTCTTGTAGAACTTGCCTTCTCTTAAAATTTTGTAATTACCTTCATAGTTTAAATCGTGTGCAAGAGCTTGTACAATTCTAGGAATATCATCATTATAAGTTGTTGTTGGAAGTACATAATCACTGAATGTAGAACCTAGGTATGCTATTGTTTCTGCAAGAAGAAAGTCACTGTTTGCTGTAAGCATTCTTGCAGCGTTTAATCTATTTTGCTGATCAGTAATTGCGTTAGTTCCACTAACAACAGGATCTGTACCTGTGCTTTGAATATGGAAGTTAATATACTGAATGTATGATGCTAGTCCGTTGTCTACAAGGTTAGCTGCAACACTGTCTGATGTAATAGTTACTGAATTAATAATCTCTAGTCCGTCACCTGTTGGTGGTCCAGGATTAAATAATCCTGATGGAACTTGATCTGTAATTACTGTAACAGTTTTGTCGTTTCCTGCTGTAGGTGTAACGTTGTTGCCTTCTAAAATATTTCTAATAACACCTTGCAAGTGTGTACTAGCTGCAATTCTGTAAATTGCATCGTTTGCCATTTCTGTAATTGCAGGGCGAGGTTCAATTCTTGAAGATCTCAGTTCTTCTCCTAGTACTACTGTTCTAGCTGGAAGGTCTAGTGGAAGAATTTCTTTAAACACTCCAGTAGTTAACTGAATAGTATTAAAACCTGCGAAGCCGTCATCACATAGTTCAACTGCATATCTAATTGTTTTTACAGGTTTAAAAGGATCAATACCTGCATTTGGATTTGATCTATCGTCAACACCAATAATTGGATCTACATGAAAGTATCTTGCACTTCTTCCCCAGTTATCATATTCAAGTGTGTCGTTTGCACCAATTTGTAATAATGTTTCTTCTGTTCCAAGAGGTACATTAGTTGCACCAAGGGTTGATGTATCACCTGATAATCCTCTGCTTAATCCAAAAGTTAACAAATCACCTGGATTAACAAGACCTACATTTTCAGCACCTTGTAATAGTAAATCCCAATATGTAAATCCGCTTCCGTTATCTCCTGGAAAGTTTTCGCTTGATGCTACATGCTCAACGTTAGCTTTATATGCACTACCTCTGTAAGTAATTACATCGCCTACTGCATAAGTTAATGCGGTAGTCCAAGCGTTTTTCCACGCCTGACCATTAATAATAAGTTCCCAGTTACCTGCATCTAAATAATCTAAAGAGCTACCATCACTAGTTGTGTCTAGTGTTGCAACATAAATTGATCCGCCACGTTCAACAACATCACCAGTTTTATAACTGGTTGCTGACGCCCATGAACCTGCTAAATTAAAACCTTTTGAAACAATAGCCCAATCAATTTCACCACCTTGTGCATAAATTGAATTGCCTGGCGCTCTAGAAGTATTATTTGTTAATGCAGTATAAACATAACCACCATGTTGTACTACATCGCCAATGCCGTATTGATCAGCATTTTGCCAAATACCCTTAACTTTATTTCCAGGTGCTTCTGTTATAAAATTAGAACTATAAAATGTACTTGTAGAAGTATGAGGTGTAAGTACT